CCAATGTTGCCTCCTTTGCAGCAGATGCAAATGCAACAGCAGCAAATGCAGCCAAACCCAGCACAAGCTCAAATGCAGACATTGCAACAGCTAGGTTCTGGCGGCAACGCAATGGGCTATAAAGTACAAAAAATTCCTTCTGTTATTCCTCTTAATGCTGTGTTTGAAAATGCTCGTCGTGATTTTAGTGTCCGCGCTGAACCAATGGCTACGAGCAATAAATACCGTGGCATAAACGGGGAAATTTCTACCGAAATTGGCCAAGGCGACCTGTCTCTCCAAGGTGGATACGGACGTATGTTCGGGGTTAACAAAGGCCCAGCAGAAGTTGAGATTGGCGCAAAATACACTCGTGGCTTTGCTGCGGGCGGTTTTGTTGACGGAACATCTTTGTCTGAACGAATTGGTCCGGACACACAACAGCAAATCAATGGCATGATGGCAAGCGGTGGCTTGGCAAGCTATGCCAAGGGTGGCTCTGTAAAAGACAAGCTGCGGGCTGAGTTTGAAAAACGCGGTCTGGACTTTGAAAAGTTTTTGAATACCCCTGAAGGTGCGCACAATGCAGCTCGTATTTTGCAAGGCAAAGGCCAGAATGGGGATACAATTCTAGCCCACATTAACCCCCGTGAAGCAGCAATGCTGCGGCAAATGGGCGGTTCTGGTCGCATTAACCCCGAAACTGGCTTACCGTCTTTTGATGACTACACAATAGGTGGTGGTGATTACGGCGGTGGGGTCTATGGTTCTTCCGGTCCTATTGGTGGGTCAATTGGCGGCGATTGGGGAAACAGCTACGGCGGCGTAGGTGACTATTCCTCGTCATATCTCACTGTCCCGGGGTTTACCCCCGGAGGCAGCTACACAATTGATGTCCCGGGATATACATCTCCAACTACAGATTGGGGAAGCTACGGGACTAGCGATACGCCCGCGTATTATGACCCTAACTATGGTCAAACCCCCGGCGGTGACGCACCTTATTACGATTACGGCGGCGCCGGTACACAGTCGGACTACAGTGGCGGCGGTGGTGGTGTCCCATCTTATTACGATTACGGCGGCGCCGGTACACAGTCGGACTACAGTGGCTCCGGTAGCGCTATTGCGGACTATAATCAACTGGAAACAAATTTCCCAAATGATTATCCAGTCTGGTCTGGGGACACGACTCCATCTAATTCTGGTTATTTTAATGACCAACAACAGGTAGCTGCTCAAGAAGCCGCACAACAGGTAGCTGCTCAAGAAGCCGCACAACAGGCAGCTGCTCAAGAGGCCGCACAACAGGCAGCCGCAGAAGCAGCGGCAGCCGAAGCCGCTCGTGTCGAAGCAGCCCGCGTTGAAGCTGCTCGTATTGCAGAGGAAACAACAGCCAATCAGCAAACTGCAAATGTTGATTCCTTGACTTCGGGTCTTGGCCTTTCCTCTCCTGCAGCTTATTCGAATCTGACAAGGGAAGATGTTGCAAGTGGGCAGACGCCTTTTCAAGCGGGAATAGACGCATCGCAAGCACAAACACCTGCTAAGGCCGCAAGCTCCCTTGCTGACATTGCCGCAACCTTGCTTGGCATCTCCCCAGCAGCTGCTGCAACAATGCCAACAGACAACAATGTAGGAAATAGGGAGAATACAAATTCTTCTGCGCTGCCAAACTCTAAAGTGGTGTTTGGGGACGACTTGGCAAACGCTGATTTGCCCGCAAACCTGTATAACTTCTATCAAGCCGGAACCAGCAGCACCGGACCTTCTGGCTTTGGTCCCAACCCGCAAGTCGGCCCAGCCAACAATTTCACAACTCCGTATTACCCATCAGCTACTGAAGCCCAAGGCATGAATCCTATGGGGTCTCAGGGTGACCCGTCTAAAGGTTACTATTCCCAGCTTGACGCCACAGGAAAACCTGTAGCTTTGCCAGCAGGCCAAAATTCGCTCTTCATCAGTGGGCAGGGACCATCAGGTCAAGTGCTTGATCAGAGCTATATGACGGGCCAACCATCTGCGGTGCAAAACGGCACTCCTCTTAACATTGAAGTGGTTAACGCCAGAGACATTCCTAACTTGCCGCCAATGCCCGGTTCGTCAAATCCTAGCGCGTCTAACCCAACCGTTGATCGAAACTACCCCATGACCCCAGAGGCTCGGGCAGTTGCAGATCAAATGCAGGCACAAAATAATGCTGAGTACGAACAACGCGCTCTTGATAACGCCAAGGGGCTTGGCGCCCTTGCTGACCGTGTTCTTGGCGAAGGCACAACACAGTCCGTCTTGAATAAAATTGCAGAGGGATTGCAGAACCAGCAAAACCAAACTGTTGCAGATACATTTCAGCTTTTAGCTAGCCCACAGACAACACAAAACAGTGTTGACCTTTTAAAGCAGAATGTTGAAAAAAACCAAGCTGCGATTGATGCTTTCACCGGAAAACCATCTGGGGGGCAAACAAACGTTGCTGATAATACCCAGCCTGAGTTAAAAAGATCCACTACAATCACAACGATCCCACAGCCGAACGTGCAAGTTGCGCAAATTCCTACGCCGCCAATTGCTCCCGAAGGGCTACGGGATAACAGCATTGTTGATAGGCTCACAAATAGCCTCACCAACAAGGTCAATGACATATTAGATAACAAAACAAAATACGGGATTAACGCTGCTGCATCCTTAATTCCCGGTGTTGGCCTTATTAACGGCATTGGTGGCCTTACAGGCTTGTATCCAACGTTGGGCGATCTTGGGCAAACAATTGCAAATGGCGCCGGTGGATATGGCGGCAAAGGCGCAACTGGCGGTTTGACCGCAAAAGATGATGCTGAGATTGCTGCAACAATTGGTACTGGCGGGGTTAAAGGTGGCGGCTCAGGAATAGTTCTGCCAAACGTTTGGACGCCAGCAAAGGGGATTGCGGCAACTTCAACTGGTGGCGGTGGTGGTGGCGGCAAAATCGGAACAAGTGGGACCGTGGGAACTGGTGGGACGGTTGCATCTGGATACCCAGTCGGGCCATTATCGAATAGAGAGTTTGCTGGTTATGCAGACAATCTAAAACGATATGGCTTTGGCAAAGAGCATCAATATTACAAATACTCGGCAAAGGGTGGTAAAGTATCGCCTCTTAATGCAATGCGGAAAGCATGATCATGGACGGGATGAAAGATCAGTCGGCTAAGGGTCAGGTCCAAGGAGAGGATTTTGATCTGGACATGGATAATGATGAGCAGGAAACTGCCGATGGCGGCCTGCTGATTACAATTGGTAATGAAGTTTCTGAAGATCCTGCATTTTTTGCAAATATGGCTATCAGCCTTAATGAGCAAGAAATGAGCGATCTGGCTATGGACATTATTGATGCTGTCCAGAGAGATAAAGAAGCCCGCTCTATGCGGGATAAGCAATATGAAGAAGGTCTTAAACGCACAGGCTTGGGTAACGATGCCCCCGGTGGTGCGCAGTTTCAGGGTGCGTCTAAGGTCGTTCACCCTATCCTTACGGAAGTGTCCGTTGACTTTGCTTCGCGCACGATTAAAGAGCTTTTCCCCCGGTCTGGATCAGATGGTGGTCCGGTAAAAGAATTTATTGTTGGGGAAGTTACAAAAGAAAAAGCAGACAAAGCAAAACGCAAAACCCGGTATTTCAACTGGCAGCTAACCGTTCAGATGCCAGAGTTTCGGTCTGATCTTGAACAGCTTTTAACGCAAGTTCCGCTTGGTGGAGCGCAATATCTTAAGCTGACATGGGATAAACGCCTGAAACGGCCTCGCCCATTCTTTATTCCTATTGATGATATGTATTTGCCATACGCGGCAACGTCATTCTATTCATCTGAGCGGAAAACGCATCGCCAAACAATCACACGGTTGGAGTTTGATCGGCGTGTTATGTCCGGTCTTTACCGTGATATTGAGCTTGCGCCAGCTTCTGCCCCGGAAGAAACAAAAGCCGCACAAGCTAATGATAAAATTGAAGGTCGCTCTCAGGAAGATTACTACGATGAGGATGGCCTGCGCGAAATTTACGAGTGCTATGTCGAGTGCGAAATAGCAGAAGATGACTATTCTAACGGCGAAATTGCGCCGTATATCATCTCTATTGACGTATCATCCAAGACAATTCTTGGCATGTATCGCAACTGGGAAGAAGAAGATGCCCGTCGTGTAGCCCTTGAATGGATCGTTGAGTTTCCATTTGTTCCTTGGCGTGGCGCGTACCCAATTGGCATTGTCCACATGATTGGTGGACTTGCTGCGGCAATTACCGGCGCACTTCGTGCATTGCTGGACAGCGCTCATATCCAAAATTCCGCAACTGGCTTGAAGCTAAAAGGGGGCAGCAAAGGCGGGCAATCGCTTAGTATGCAGCCTACACAAATTCTGGAGATTGAAGGGACGCCAAACGGCGACGACATTCGCAAAACATTTATGCCGTTACCATTTAATCAGCCATCTCCAGTCTTATACCAGCTTATGGGATTTTTGACGGAGGCGGCAAAAGGTGTCGTCAGAACTACGTTTGAGGACATATCAGACAATCCTGATCGTCTACCAGTAGGTACAACTCTTGCTTTGATCGAGCAGGGCATGACGGTATTCAATGCCATCCATGCTCGCCTGCATGATTCAATGGGCAAAACACTCAAGATCCTTCATCGCTTAAACAAAAATTATCTTGATGAAGAAGAGGTATATGACGAAACGGGTGAATTGCTTGTCCGTCGCGCTGATTTTAATGGCCCGATTGACGTTGTTCCGGTATCGGATCCAAACATCTTTTCAGAAACGCAACGGTTTGCGCAGGTTCAAATCATTGCTGATCGGGCCGCAGCTAACCCATCGCTTTACGATCAAAGAAAAGTTGAAGAGCTTATCCTTGAACGGACCAAAATACCTGACGCTAAAAGTTTATTGATCCCTCGGCCTCAGCCGCAGCGCCTTAATGCCGTGAACGAAAATCTAGCGGCAATGATGGGCAAAAGCCTTATTGCTTTCCCTGATCAGGACCATCTAGCACATCTGAAAGTGCATTTGGACTTTATGGTAAACCCTGTATTGGGCGGTAATCCAATCATTGGGCCGTCATTTATCCCATTAATCCTAACTCATGTTAAGGACCACATTGGGATGTGGTATGTGACTGAGACGGTTAACTTCGCTTCTCATGCTGCTGGTATGGATGTCTCCATGCTCATGGATTCCAAAGACCCAGAAGTTGATCAAGAGTTTGATCGTATGCTTGCTGCTACAAGTGAGCAGGTTAACTTTAACGCTCAACAGACGCTCAAAGGCATCCCGCCTGTTATTCAGCAGGCAATCCAGTTCATGCAGTCCCTTTCGCCGCAGCCGACC